TAATAGCTCCGTCTAAATCTACGGAGTTTGCTACTATCTTTGATATTGCCATTATTATTTCCTTTTATTATTAACTGGGTTTCGTTGGAAAAGTTACGTTACCCAAATCTTCAGCCTTGGTAATATCTCTTAGCTCTTGACGATACTTACGCCAAGCCGATGCATCACTACCATTGTCTACAAGAGTATTTATTTTATAATCAGCTTCTAGCAATAAAGGTTCTCTATCACTTCTTAAAGACATTTTTTTAAACTTTGAACTCTTAGAGTATTCTTCATCTTTTTGACGTTGCTCAACTTCTGCATCCGTCATTTTAATACGTACACCATCTACATTTTTATACATTACTACACCTCTTATTATGGTTTTAGACCATACAATGTTAAAGTTCCACTTGCTACATTCCCAGACCCCATTGAAAATTCTAGAGTGTCTACTTTATTTGTTCGGTCTGTTTGTAGCCAACCATAAGATATTGTGGCTCTTGTTTCACAAAAATGACCATTATGGGAAAGCCACTGAGCTTCTAAAACTGACAGACTTTTATATTGGGTTGTACTTCTAAGATTATGAAGTCGCACATGACCATTATAAAATTCACCTGTTCCAGTGCCTAGACCCATATTAGTTCCGTTGTTTGCTACTACTATTATACCACTTAGATTATCCACCCAATTTGACCAAACGTTAGAATTTGTTGCATTATTACCAGAAGCATAGTACAGATAACCATAATCTGTACCTGCCGATTGTATAGTGCCACCTACACCAAACCTACACCCAAAATAACTATTGTCAGTTGCTGGAACTATATCTGAAAATACAACATCATAAGTATCAAAATCATCTGTTATATAAGTGCTACTAATATCTACTGTAGCATCGTCAGATACAGTGAAAGAATTTATTTTTGTGCCAAGAAAAGGACTATCGGCTCTATCTCTTGCTCTACTCATCTATCTATACTCCTAACCACAATACAAGGCACATGGAACAGTGTACGAACCATCACTATATGTTTCTTGTTTTTTATTAGATAAAACTTTACCTATTGTCTTGCTTCTAATAATATCATCATCTTGCTTCTTAGCTGTTCCATCACCATTAGATGTTAATAAATCACCTTTAGATACTGTTTGGTCTTTGTGTATTCTAATAACATTTGTACCTACAGCATTTACATACATATCATTAACAGCATCATCATCACTATCCCAAGCTAAAAACACACCATAGACATTTGTGCAATCGGCTGTATCCGATATTTTACATTTTGGGTGTTTATAATCAGTTTCTTGAAGTATCTTAGCTGTATAATCTACACCATCAACAGTATGTGTAATTGTATCACCCACTTTTTTACCTTCTGGTAAGGCAATGGAATCTTTAGAAATTATCTTTTCTTGTTTTACATCTCCAACTTTTTTGCCATCTGGAATATCATCTCCATCTTCATACTTTTCTTCTTCCTGTGAGGTATATTCAGCTTGATACCAATCGCACATCTCATCAATAGTTTCCATGACTGTACCACGCAATATGGTTGGTTTGGAGTTATCTGCTAACCTTGACCAGTGAGAACCACTAAAGGCATTATAAGATATTGTTGAACCACTAACGGATATAGTTCCTTCTGTTGTACCCCCTTGGTCAAGTCTAATAATTTCACCGTCATTTGTTAAACGGCTAAGAATAACACATGGGCCGCCACTTCTTATAAAAGCACCTGTACCAGACGCTTCTAAACTCCATCCCGCTGCCGTTAAATCATTTGAAGTTCTACCTCCAACTATATTACCATCAGACAGAATTCTCATTCTTTCTAAACCAGAAGATGCAAGAATCATATAATCGCCATTGTGTTGATACTGTACATACCCACTATATAAAGCTGCACCACTTGTGCTATCGCCAAACAACAATGAAGCATAACCAGTAGTTGTTGTACCAAATGCTATTTCAGCAGTACTAGAACTTCCATGTGTTCCAATAGATAATTCTCTTTTTGGATTGCTAGTTTCAATACCTACCCTGCCAGCATTATCAATTCTCATCTTTTCTGCCATAGTTGTACCACCATCAACAGTAGTCCAAAACTCAAGTCTTCCGGGCATATCGTTGCTTCCGGGTGTACCATCTACAGCACCACGGATTGAAGCTACAGGATGCGCTCTATCACCACCATCAGCACCAAAAAAATTAATAATCCCACAATCATCATTATCTTGAATAATCGTATCAGAGTTAACGGCAGTACCTCTGCTTTTACCTAAATTTAAATATCCACCTGCATCATCATTTGCATTTCGCCAAATACTTAAAGAACCACCTGCGTAATCTGTTCCTTCAATTTGTACTCCTGATTCAATACCACCGATTGTTTCAGGTGTTTCAAAACCAAAACAAACAACGTCTTCTCCACCATTAACAAACAACTTATGTGTCTGTCCATTAGATTCAACTCTGAAATCTACATCAGCACTTGATTCATTAACAACAACACCACCATCTATATTAACTCCTGCACTAAACGTACCACCACTTGTCGCACTTACTGTATCGGATACACTAAAAACATCATACACAACCACTTCAAGTATATCATTAAGAGACATGGCTGCAATACTGCCTATAGTATTAGCTGTTGTTGTAACATAGTCTGTGTCAGGCTTGAGCAACGAACCATTAAGATAAACATCTACATACGCACCATCTGTAAAGGTTAAGGTAGCCCCATTATCGTCTGCTCCAGATTTAGATGTATTACCTGCTGTGGCAGTATAGATAAATCGGTTGCGTACACCGAAATGTGGAGATTTCCCTATATAAGGCATATATTATTATCCTATCTTACTTGCATCATCTCTGGCTTTTCTGTCTTTATAGTCAGAACGAGCCGTTACTAATGTTACAAAGTCTGCTTTGTTAGAGGGTATGCTGTCAGTAAAGCTATCGTCATTCATTAGTTTTGTAGTCCATTCAGTCTGCATACGTTTCCAAGCGTTATTAATTTTACCTGTCATTGCAGCTTGTACCCAATCGTTAATGTCTAGTAAATCATTCTTTAATACTGTTTGGTCAGTATCATCTACTTCTATTGTTAATGTTAATTTTGCCATTTTATTTTCTCCTTTTAAAGAGGGTTATTTCACCCTGTATTAACACGCTAAAAATCCTGTAATAGAACCAAAAGTAGTTCCGTCAGTTTGTGCTGCACCATTGTTAGGTATATTAAGTTTTGGAATTAATGTATCCGAAGCATCCATATCAACTAAAGCAGAAAGAGCAATAGTTTGCCAAGTTGTATCAGCATCCCCATGAGTTGCACCATGTATAAAATAATAAACTCTATTAGATGAACGAAATTCTAATTGATAATAAGCCGTATCTATATCTATTGAACCTAAATATAAATTAACATTAATTTGATACTTCCCAGTAACAGGTGCAGTAAATGTAGATGAACTGCTATCCCAATCTCCATTAATATCATAAACTTCTGTTCCAAAAGCAATAGTATGCAGTGTGTTAATTGCCATGTTAGCTTGGTCAGCCGTAGGTGCATGAAAAGCAGATTGTTTTGCCATAGTTATATGACCATTAGCATCTATTTTTAGAGCTTCAGCATTATTAGTAGCAATAGTAAGTGCTGTGTTTTCATAATTCCATATTTGAAAATCTTCGCTAGAACCTAAAGCAATTTGAACACCATCTGTTGCACCTGAACCTGTAGATGAGTTTTGAAAATATTGCGATATAGCACTACTATCTCCTTTGAGAAGTTTTACATCGCCTGTAAATGTACCCTTAACAGCAGTCAAATCTTGTGCTGCAGGATGATTGGCTGTGCTTGCAGGTGCGTTGTGATGCAATACATAAATGTTATTGCCACTGCTTGTTACAGGGGCAGCAGTAAACGTCAATGTCGTACCACTGACTGCATACGCTATTGTAGGTTCTTGCCTTACATTCTCTACAAAAACGGCAACGCCATTGGTTGTGGATGCTTTGGACAACGTAAAAGCTACTGTACTCCCATCTCCACTAAACAGGTCTTTAGTAACGGATGCAAAATTGCTTGTTGGTTCGTTACCTACATAAGGCATATTATGTTATCTCCATAATGCTCATAGTGCCACTTAACTTATCTGCTACACTGCAATCTATATCTATCTGGTCTGTTGTTTCTAATACAATTTTGTTTCCTGCCATTATCTCTACAGAACTTCCTGCTGGGATGGGAATATCTTTCACAAGTACACTTGTTGTGTTATTTGCATTTCCTGTAGCACCTGTTTTTGTTGTGTCACTAATTAACCGAACAGTTGCTGTAACTTGAGATGTATGGATGTTACACAACAAAAGTCCAAGAATAATTGTTGTTGTGCTTCCTGCTGTAGTGTACAAAACATATTCCGTTCCTGCCGATGCAGGTTCTGCCGCAAAAGTTACTACTTTAAATGTATTTGCCATATCTTATCCTAACGCTATTGCTAATGCTGTTGCTTCATCTGCTATTACTGAAGCCAAGGTTGATCCGTTAACTGTAATTGCATCTGCTTCAAGAGTTCCGTCTATATCAGCGTCTGTGCCAACAAAAAGTTTTTTAGCTATACTTACACCACCTTCAACTCTTAATGCTCCTGTATCACCTGTAGCATCGCTAGAGTCAGTAGTGTCCGTTATATCAACCACACCTGCAACTGTTATTGTACTATTTGCTATAAATGGTTTATGTACAGTAACATCTGTATCACCACCATCCATAATATCTGTTCCATCTTCTTCTTGGAAAGTAAATATTGGTTGCCCATCTTCATCGTCTAAAAAGAAAGTAATCTTACTAGTATTGCCATCCATCGCAAAACATAATTGTCCATCGCTATTAGTAAAAATTACGTTTGCTTGACTGCCATTTTCTGGTTTAAATATAGTTGCTATCAATGTACCAGTGCTTGGGTTATAAGTTAAATGACCATCTGATTCTAATCCTATATTACCACCATCTACATCACCACCTGCTGTAAATATAATAGCGTTATCTTCATTTGTACTTTCATTGTCAGTAATAGTTACTGTAGTAGCAACTGCTGCTGTTGTTGCATTTGTAACTGTTACTCCTGCAATTACAGTGTTAAGTGCTGTACCACCGACAGTAATTGCATCAGCTTCAACAGTTCCGTCAAAATAAGCATCTTTAAATTCTAACGCATCTGTACCTAAATCAAGAATTGCATTAGTTCCGGGAGTTAAAGCTCCATCCGTAAGAACTAATTGCTTTTCGTTTCCTGCATAAAAATTAATTGTATCGGCTGTTTCAAAATCTATCTTCGTCTGGTCATCTTCACCAATTTTAATATCAGTAGCAAGAAGAGAAGTAATGCCAGTTTGTGCTGCATCTACATTTAAAGTATTTGTAGATAAACTTATACCAGTTCCAGCAGTTAAGGCTGTTTTAGATACAGCTATTGCCGCTCCTGACGCTACACTTGCATTTACAACTGCATCATCTGCTAACTTATCTGCTGTAACAGCATCATCTGCTAATTCAGCAGTTACCACGCCACCGTCTTTGATTGTTACTGCACCACTTGATACAGCAAAATTATCTGAACTAAATGAAGCTACACCTTTATTAGAAGTTGTAGCGTCTTCTCCTGCTATCGTAACCGTATTAGACGTTGCCGAAGTGTCTATACCAGAACCACCTGCTATAGTAAGAGTTTCACTATCTAAATCTATCGCAATCGTACCACTATCACTCGTAACATCTAAATCTTCTGCTGTTACCTTTGCATCAACGTATGTTTTAATTGCTTTAGCTGATGCTAAAGTATCATCACTTCCAGACACAGAACTAATATCAGTATCTATAGATGCAATACCATCAAGTACATTTAATTCTGCCGCAGTTGAGGTAACATTTGTTCCTCCAATATCTAAGGTCGTAACTGAAATTTCTCCAGCAACTGTTGCCACGCCATCAGCCAATGTAATTAAATCGGTGTCGTCTGTATGCCCAATCGTTGTTCCGTTAATTATAACATTATCAACAGTCAGCGTTGTAAGTGTTCCCAATGAAGTAATGTTTGATTGAGCAGCCGTTGTTACAGTTGCTGCAGTCCCAGAAGTATTGCCTGTAACATTACCTGTTATGTTTCCTACAAAAGTGCCGTTTATATTATTACTTGCATCTTTAAACACTGCCTTGTCAGCAGGGTATGTCATAAAGATTGTTCTTGTTCCTGATGACCAGTTAACGGCACTGTTGGAATTAGAACTAGCTAATATTGTTGTTCTAGCTAACGTAGTACCAGAAGACGTAAACGTGCCTATGCCAACTTCAAAATTTGTATTATCCGTACAGGCGTAATACGTTGTATCAGCATCACTAAGATTATCATTAAAAGTCTCAAAGCCTGTTACTGCACCACCAAGCGTATACGTTCCTGTACTTGTAGTGGTAGTGGTTTCCTTAACTCTGTCTTTTATTGCTAATGCCATTACTTCAATTCAATACTCAAGTTTGTTGCGTTAATTCTAAATATATCGCCTTCAGCAATTGCTTTTGGCGCATCTAACTGACCCACAAAAAGTATGTTACCACTTGAGCTTGCATCAGCAATAAATACATGTGTTATGGTAGATGTTCCATCTGTTCCAGAAGCTGAGTACTCTATATTAGCTGTATTCTTTGCTGTCTGAGCATCAGTTGAATCAGCCCCGATAGTTGTCCAAGCAGATGCTGTTACTTGTTGTCTTGCATAATTGGTATAACTTGCTTCTGTTAACGAACCTGTTTCTGCCGCAGATACGGCTGTAGCTAAACCTACATAAATACTATCGCCCGGACTTGCGAAGGTAACGCCACCTATAGCTGCATTGTTTTTAAATAAAAAGTTTAACAACCTTCTTTCTAAATAATTGGTTGCTGCATTTGAGGTTGCCATTGGTTAACCCTCCGATTTCATATAAAAATTGTCAGTAGATATTTTTTGATGTTGTTCTTTATTAATGCCTTTAATAGATTCTTTGTACATTGCAGTATACCTGTCTTGTAAGTTGTAGTTTCGATTAAACGTAGACGCTTCTATCATACAGGCGTACAACAAAGCATCTGAAGCATTAGTACTGAGCCAATTGCTTGTATTGTCACTAGACAACCCTGTCAGCCGTGCTTCATAAGACAATTCAACTGAAAAGTTTGTTGACGGGGTTGGTGCTACATAAATTGTAGAAGTGTCAAGGTAAGCATAGTATTTAGGTGTACCAGTGGTTGTTCTGTTTGGCCAGTATTCCATCATAAACTCATCAGATTTTAATAATAAAATTGAACGAACATTAGAATTTATAATGTGAAGATGTTCTAATGTTATTGCGTCTGACGGCATCGTTAAGAATGGATCACTTTGAGTTAAAGAAGAGGTTACTCTTTTTCTAAATTCTGGTGTTGAAATATCTCTTGAAAGCTTTAATTCGGCTATATCAATAAACTTGTCTATTTCATTAGAAAACTCTGTTCCATCATCTTCCATAAAGTCTTTTATGTTTTGGACAAGTAGTGCATAAGTCGTCATGTTCTTGTTCCTGCTGTATGTGGATAAAGGTTAGTAAAGGTTGATGTATTGACCGATGCTTCATCTGGTTCTGGTCTTGCACCACGAATTGACTGGTCATCTTTTGGTTTTATAGAGCCTAAATGATTTTGAGGGTGGTCTTTGTCAACCACATCCCTTCCTACTCTTAATCCATTTCTTCTTTTGTTAGCTATTTCATAAACAAGGTCGCTTAACTTGTATTTAAGTCCTGTTCTGTCGCAAATTCCAAATGCGTATTTACCGTTTCCCATATTTACCACGCATAAGAAGTTGAAGGTGCTATTTTAAAATTAGATCTGTCCCTGTCTTCAGTGGCGGCTAATTGCCACTCTTCTTCGTACATTTGTTTTAACATGGGAACTCTTTCAATTGCTGGGGGATTTTTTAAAGCTATATGATAAGCTAATCCAGCAACGACGGCAGGGAGGAATCGAGTTGGTGCATCGTATTGATAATCTCCACCATTTGAAGAATCTTGAATTCTTCTTACTCTGTAGTAAACGAGGGTATAAGTATTATTATTTGGCACAGGCCACATTGTGATTTGAGGGGCATCCCTTAATCTTTCAATATATATTTGCGTTGGTCTTCCTGTAGTGTTTTTACTAGAAAGGGATGCATAGTCGCCAACATGCATTCTTGATATTGTTGTATCTACTTGACCAGTACCAGTCCCCGTTCTTATAGCGTAATCCAGTATTGCAACGGTGTCAGCAGGCAGAGTATAAGTAGCTGTACCACTAGTTAGTGCCTGTGTAGCATCTTCAATAGTCCAAAGGTTAACTCCTCTATTAGCAAACTCTTGACTTAAGAGGTTTAATGATCTTCTGGCTGTTCTAAAGTCAGAACCACTATACGCCCTGCCCATTCCTGCTCTTTCAAAAGCCTCATCAATTATTTCGTCTACATCTAAATTAAATACGCTTGTAGTGCTAGTAGCCATTTAAAATTCCTTATAAAATTATAATTGTTCCGTAAATCTTATTAGTACCAAGTAACTAACCCAAACAATTCCAGAAGTTATTATTAATATTCCTAAACCAAGAGCAATGTACTCTTTAATTTTTTTCCTCATCTCGGCTTGTTTATATAATGTTTCAGCCCTTTGCTTTCTTATTTTTGCCTGCATTTTAAGCAAATCTGACCAAGCATTCGGACCATGAGTCATATTAATCCAAGTGCGCAACTCATCTTCCATAGACTCAGCTTTTTTCTTAGCAGCAAAAGCATCCATTGCTTCTGACTCAACAGAAGACCCAGCAAATAGTTTTTTAAAAATCGGTGGGTTCTGTGCCATTTTAGTTGCATGGTTTACATCAGAACACGCACCCATCCATTTCCCGATGTCAGAATACATAGATTCCACATCACGCCCTGCTTGGAAGCCCTTTTTTACTAAATTAAATGCAGTTGTTGCCGCAGCTATAGCCGTTACTGGATCTACCAATTTTTCCCCCCCCAAAAATTATTTTATGCTAAGTTAAGCCAGATATCCCACCATATAAAGCGTCAAGGTGTGGTGTGTTCTTCATTGGTGGCTCAACCTGCGCAAAATTTGTCGTATCGTATGGAGGCTTCATTGTTTCACCACCAAACGGCTCAGGTTGTCCATTTGCTTCTTCTAAAGGCTTAGGAAAAGAAGTAATCATTTGACCGATTTGCTCCATTAAAGCATCTATTTCGCTGGTGTCTTGCTGTTGGGTTAAATGATTTCTAATTGGCATCAATAAAGACTGAATTCCTTGTCCACTAAATGGATTTCTAGGTCTTTGAAACGGATTGGGAAATGCAAACATCATTTGTTTTTCTTCCTTTTCTTTTTTCTTCCTGTTGTCATTGATTTGGGTAAATTTGATCTTGAAATAGCCATTAGCATTTCCACCTTCTTCTTGCTTGCCTTAGCCTGCTGTTTGGATCTTTAGCAGCCTTTGGGAATTGTTTCATTTGTCCTGCACTTCTAGCGCAATATGATTTTCTTCTTTTTGCAGACTTGCTTCCAGCTTTAACTTTTCCAGTCACAGCAGTCTTAAGTTTAGATCCCGGATTATCTCTTCTATATTTAGCAACCCCTTTAGCCGTCATGCCTGCGCCAGATTTGGTAGGTCGCTTGTGACCCCCACCAATTGTATGACCCTTCATGCTTCCTTTTTTTGTTGCCATTATTTCTTCCCTAAATATTTTGGTATTTCGTTTTCTTTTCTCTTAATCCACTTTTTTAGGGATGCAATAAGCCTTGAGATATACAGTGTCACCTGCCCGTCTTTGGTGTGTATTCTGGGATTGTAGCTTGTTTGATAACGTAATACATCCATCCAAATCATTTGTATATATCTCCTCTGAAATTTCCGTACCATGCAACAAAACAACTAAAACCCACAGTACTTTCACGTTGCTTTATATTTACCACCTCTAGTCGCTGCTCCCATACCCCTGCACTTTCCACCATGCTTCATGCCATAGGGCTTGGTTGCGCCACCATATTTTTTAGGTCTTGGCATCGGTGGGTTCTGAGTAACGGAACGAAGTTTCCTTAATTTTTCTATTTTAGCTTTATTTAAAGCGTTGTCTCGCTCAACAGCCGTTGGCTTTTTTACTGGCATTCGTATTTTTGGTTTAGAAACAGGCGTTGCAACACCACCTGATTGCATTTTTTTGTGCTTGGTTTTTCCACCGTACATCATGGCTACTCCTCTTCCTTTTAAAATATCAGCTTTAGTTATTTTTCCGTCTTTATTTAAATCTGGGAATTTCATTTTATCCATCCTATTGCAAAGTTTGTTATTACACCTAAAGCTCCTCCAAGACCCATCATAACCCAAAATGCGCCTTTCCAACGATTAGCCGTAGCTCTTAATTCTGACATGTCCGTTTTCATTTCTACCATATCATCTTGAAGCCCCTTAACTCGCTCCTCAAGCCTTGCTAAAGCCACTTCAAGTTTTTGTTCTTCAGTCATTTTTTGCTCCATTATTAGACGCATCTTTTGCCTTTACGTTTAAAGGTTTTAAATCTACCTTGCCAGCCCTAACAATTTTGTTGTTTGGAACAACAAGTCTAGATCTGGCTTGAGCAATCGTTCTTTTAAGAAGGTTAAGTGAAGTATTTGTAACCATTATGCGTAAAAGAACGTCATCATGTCGATTGTGCCGACAGTATAAGTAACATACATCCCGTCTTTAAAAACAACGCCTTCTTCGGGTATTGTTCTGTCAAGAGTTGTATTGTCTGTTCCTATAGTTCTTGCTTTAAAAAGAGTTGTGCCAGTAGGACTTGCATTTCTAAATTCGATAGTTCCTGCTGTACCACCCGAAACAATTGAAAAGCCTTTAAGCCTTGCCCTTCCTTCAAATATAACATCTGCAGCTGAATTGTTTATACCTGCTGACATATTGCCTGCTGGATCTCCAACGGCAGTAATGCTTGTAATAGTTTTAAAAAATCCACTGCTTGTAGCTGTTCCAGCGTTAGCTCCTGTTACTGTTTCGGTTAAAGCGTCTCCGTTAACATCTGTACCTACAACGGTAAAAGAAATTGCACTATCATCACCAGCAGATAAAAGAGTAACCTGTCTTCCAGAAGCGTTAGTAACAGTACCCCCAGAATGCAAAGCTCCTCCAATTGTCAAAGCAGCATTATTCCCTACGGCGGCGGCTGTCGATATACCATCTGCATCCAGAGCTACTTCATCACTAATGGTGATAGCTTGAACATCTGATCTTCCCATAAAATTCTCCTAAAATGTGGGGGGCTTTTACACCCCCCTATTGATTAGTTGTTAGCTGTTGTAACTGCTATTGTTCCACCAGAGGTTCTAATCATCATTTTGACTGCCATGCTGTCTGTGTCGGCAGCGGCTTCAAAATAAATGTAAGAACCAGCTATTATAGTTGTGTCTGCAGCTGATGCAGTTAAGATGATTTTAGCATGATCATCTGTGGTAGTCGCCTCTCTTTCAAGAACGCCTGTTCCAGCACCTGTTACAAAAGCTTCAAATGAGGAAGCATCAAGTTCGTTGTTTGTGTGAACTTGTAAAGTAAGAACCTGTGATGCAGTAATGACATTGTTGTTAAAGATAATCATACTTTTATGAGTATCTGAAGCAAGGTCAGTAGTCGATGCTGTTAATGCCAAAGTAGAACCAACATTACCGTTGTATCTTACTACACTTTGATTTGCAGCCATGCTTGTAGCGCCAGCAGCAATTGTAAAGTCTGTTCCTACAACGCCAGTTCCACCAAAGATTGCTCCTGTCTGTGCAACAGTCGGAACAGCCGTTTGCGTGGCTACACCTTCTAATGCAAGAGCTAGTTTAAGCGCAATGATTGGTTCAGTCAAAACATCATCCACGTTTGCAACAACGCCAGTTGCCCCAAACTTACCAAAGTTCTGATTCCATTGTGGGTTCATTCCCAACATTGTAGTGCCAATTCCTTCATTATACCATGAAGCGGCTGTCATGCCATTCATTCCACCACTAGAAACTAAATCCCCAGAAGTAGTTGTTGTCCCTGTGACACCTAGTGTTCCCCCTATGGAAGCGTTGCCACTTGAGTCAATGGTTGTATTTGTTGTTTCAACGCCTGTACCTGATGCAGTTGAAATTTGAGAATAGCCCCCTTCAGAACGAAGAGTGCCTTTAAAAGTAGAGTTTGCCATGTTTATCTCCTTGTCGTGGCTAAAGTCTGCATTATGCAGTCAAGAAAAAAGGGGGAGATTTCTCTCCCCCAAAGTATTTAAGCTCCTGGTGAGCCGTAGTAAGCAAGAGGGTCGGAATAACCGAAGCTATAACGCTCTCTTCCTTTGTAACGTACATTACCTGTTTCAAAGTCGCCTTCCATTCCAGTCTTCATTGCAACTCTTGTGAAGTGCTTAAAGCCATTTGGAATGTCAGTTCCTAAGAACCATGCATCTGTATCAGTTAAGAAGTGGTTAACCATGTAACCACCCGGAACGGCAGACATAGATTTAAGAGCATTTACATCATTGTCTGATGTTCCTGATCTTTTTTCAGAAGCCATAAGTCGCTCTGCCACAAACTGAAGATCGGATGGGATCAACAATTTCTTTGGCTTTGCGGCTATTTTAAGACCTCTTTCATCTGTCCATTTACCGATAGCAATTACGGCAGCTTCCAAAGAAGTTTCATTTAAGTCAGCCGCAGTTGATGGTTCATTAGCATTTGTACCACCACTTACTAGTGGGTGATCGGTAGCAAATACACTTTTTCCATCTCCTCCAGTTTGACCTGTGAAGCCTTCATTGAAGATCGCTGCACCCTTAACTTCCTTAGTGTTTTGAAACGCACGAGCAAGAGCCTTTGTATAACGAGCCGAAAGGCTGTCATATAAATTATCTTCCACTGCTTCTTGAGTTAGTGAAAACCCAAGTGCAATTACTTCGTGTGAATAACGAGCAGTGTATACTTCCTGCGCATCATCATAAGCAATTGCTGCACCTTCGTCTTTAGTTGGTGCAGTTCCAAAACCAGAAAGCTTGGTTTCTTCTTCAAAAGCACGATCTGAGCTTTCGACCTCAAAACAAGATCTCCACTCTTCTGGGTATCGTGCGTATTCCATGCCGAACAATGCGTTCAGACCCGGAAGCAACTCTTTCATAAGTTGCGCTCTAGATATAGCCATTACTCAGCCCCCTATGTTATAGGATCTACTAAGAATGCATTTTCTGCTGGATTTAACATTACAACAATATCTGTGTAAGTATCCCCAACTGAAGAACCTGCTCTCTCAATAAAGTCCACAATTTTCCAAGCTTCTCCACCAACTGAAGCAGTTGATGCATCACCTTGCATTCCAGAATTACCCGTTACAGTGCTACCACTTGCAGTCTGAACAAGATCTAAACTCATACCTAATGAGGTTTGAGCAATAGCTCCGTCACATTGCAATTCGTACAAAGTGTGAGGGTGTACAGCGACAATAGCTTTAATGTCGCTTGCTACAATACTACCGGGATAGTATTGCCTAAAAGTTGGTTGGTCTGTATTTGGGTCTGTATAAGAACATCCCAAGAACACACCGATTGGGTTTACTTCACTTGCCACAGCTTCTCTGACAATATATCCATCGTCAGTTGAAGAAGCAACGTTTGCAAAGCCAACGCAATCACCGTTGAAAATAGCCGTGCCATAATTAGAGTTGATTAAATATTCTCTAGTAGAACCAGCAAATGGCGTACCTCCAAGGATTCCTATGGGTTTTAAACCACGGGGCGCAGATGTAGTTGACATCCATTTCTCCTATTAAGGTTAATATTGTGAAGAGTCTTATGACTCTCCAAACTTTACACTAGATCTCCTGTCAGGTTGATTGATAGGCATTCTAGGGTTGGATTCCCTCATTAGAGACGAGTCAACAGAACGTATAGCTTCAGTAGATTGTTTTCTGTAGTATTCATTTCGTTGAGACGCTCTTCCTGTGGGCATCCTACAAAGAAGCAATCCACCAACTTCTATCTTTCCTTCAAACCTTGGGCTTGGGTCTAACACAAGATGTTCCATTTCAGGGCATTCATTGACAGGAACTGCTTCCCATCCTTCTCTAAGTTTCTTGCTGAAATTCATCGGGTCATCTTTTCCCAAAGTAGAAGTGCGCACCCATTTAAAGCTCCACCCTTCTTGGGGCAGTGGGTCGGGTAATAAGTTTGGTGGTGTCCAGTCTTCGTTGCGCACATCCTGCTCTCGCTTCTCAATTTCACGGGGTGTACGATTTGCTTGTTTTTTAGCTACCATTAGAATATCTCCTAATTGTTAAGTGCGACAAATTGTTTGGCATATTCCTCTAGGGGAACGCCTAACCTTTTGGCGACAGCCACTTGGCTGGGTGAAAGTTTGACCTTGCGTGATTTTTTTGGCGATTGGTTTCCAGCAGGAGTGACCAAAGTGGTATTCACGGGATTACCAGCATTCTTCTGAACGGTCATAGTGTCATCAGAAGAAAATTTATGTGGAAACTCTTCCTTCATACGATTATCAAGTCTTTCGTAATAAAGGTCGCTGTCTCCAGATATTCCTTGTTTAAGCAGTTCGTCGTGAATGGTATATGCCGCATTCGTCATAATCATATCACTATTAAACCACGGATTGCCACTTGCCCACTCAACTGCCTTGGCATTTGGTGGAGGTGGTATTGACCTGTCAACATCACTTGGTTGTTTTGACTGGTCAGAAAATTGCTTCATCTGTGCAAGCTCACCACGCCTATTGGTGGCTTCCATCATTTTGGTTTGAGCATCTAAAATTTTATCTGCATCGCCTTCTTCATAAGCAATTTTGTAAGCTTGCTTTGCAGATTCCATTTCACTGTTAATTCGACCTTCCATTTCTTTTGTGCCGAATTCACCAAATTGATTGGCTTGCTTTCTTAACTTTTTATTTTCTTCCATCGTCTGAGAAGCAACTTTATAATATTCATCTCTTTGTCGTTCTGCTTCTTTTTGACGGTGAGTTAAATCATCAATTCTTTTTTGGAACTTTGAAGGCTTTTGGGATTTTTTTTCTTTATCCTCAACAACCTCTTCTTGTTCCTCTGCTACTTCTTCCTGTTCAACTTTGGGAGTGCTTTCTTCAGAAGCGTCGCCTTTATTAATATGCTCTACTTCATCCAAATCAATTTCAAAGTTCTCTTCTTCTTTTTCTACAGCTTCTTTTTCTTGCTCACTCATACGTGCGCCCTCGCTATTTTGGTTGGATCTGAAATAACCCCTATTATGGCATCATCGTTTATTATCCTCATTTCTGACCCGTCACATTCAAAACGGTGTCCAGAATACTTAGACAACATAACCCAGTCACCTTCTTTGCACCATGCGCCCTTGCTAAACTTTGCGTCTGACAATGGATAAGCGTCTGGTCCGATCTTGACGACCTTGCCAATAATTGAAGCGACATCTTCCCTGTTCCGTGTATCGGTAGGAAGAAGAACGCCTCCTTTAGTTTTTTCATCAACTTTGGGCATAACTATAAGTATGCGATAACCTGTTGGTTGAGGATAATCATCAGGAATGACAACCTCAGCAGTGGAGTACACTGTAGTCATATTTTCTCCTATTGTGTTTGGTGGCTAACCAGCAGACGGTTATTCTTCATCCTCGTCTGAATTTTTTGCCAGAGAAAGGAGTTCTCTCTCTGCGATAGCTAGACCTTCTATTTGTCCAACCATTCGTTGATATTGTTCGTAGTTCAATGCAGATCCCAAAGCAACGGAATCTGTTAATTCGTTCATTAGTTCTCTAAGCTTTTTTCTTAGCTCTTCAATAAATCGTTCATCCACCTTTTCTTACCTTCATAACTTCAACTGCTAACTTATCA